GGTGTTGCTGCGTCAAAGAATAAAAATGTTATTAGATCAACATCGGCTGCGCCTGTGCTTAGGGTTAATCCTGCTGCACCTGCTGTAAGAGCTGTAACGTGTGAGCCTGCGTTAACTGTAACGGCATTAATTGCCATCGTTCTGCTACCTGTTCCGTCTTGAGTTGCTTTAAGTGTAAAAGTTGAAACGCCATTAGTTGGCACATTTGTGAAGTCGATATCAGTTACATTATGCCCTAGGGTTACTGCTCCCGTATTCCCATTAGCTAAATTTATTGCTAAAGTTGTAGCTGAACTTACTGCAACATCTGTCTCAGCATAATCCTTAAGAATTATTGCACTTGCTGTTTGATCTGCAAATGCTACGGCTGCGTCAATATCTAAAGCTATAACACCGCTAGTAGAAGTTAAATTAGCACCTGTGATACCGCTTATTAAATCATTTATACTTTCTTTCTTAGATGAATTATCATCTGCATCAATTATTGCAATACTATCATTAGCAACATTAACAGTTGCAGCTGACAGTTCATTCAAATCTAATGCTAAAACACCAGAAGCAGCTACTAAACCCACACCGGCAATAGCGGAAATTAAATCTGCAATAGCTTCTTTTTTGCTTCCATTACTTGCATCTGTATCAATTATTGCAATAAAATCGTTTGCAACATTGACTACAGCGGCAGTTAATTCATTTAAATCTAAAGCAATACTTGGAGATCCACTTGTTCCACCACCACTAAGTCCGTCTCCTGCGGTTATTGCTTCGATATCTCCAGCAACAGTTCCCCATTCGATAGCGTTAGCCGCAGCATTAGTCCTTAAATATTGTAAAGCAGATCCTAAAGCAGCTAAACCAGTTCCTCCGTGTGTGTAAGCAAGAGTATCACCTGATACAAATTCTGATAAACCATCTGTTTCACCAGCAGAGTCAAACGTTGCTTTTACAGGTACTTTATCAGCCATTAAGCAATCCTTAATTTAATATTACTTGTTGATCCATTTGTTTTCACAAAAGGAAGTTTAGTCTGATTATCTTCAGTTATCAAAGATATGTTACTTTTGACACTATTTGCTTTTACAAATTGCAAACTACGAGAAACGTCGAATCTTGCTTCCCTTGCAGGTCTTAAGTCAAAAAAATCACTTATTGGTTGATACATATTACTCCACTTCTCTAACTTTAATATTAGCAACACCTTGTCCAGGAGTATCTAATTGCAAACTGTATTCTCTTATCATTACATTATGCGTGTCGTACGATCCACTAGCAACAATTTCATAACCATTCTGGAAATTCAATATGTTTTCTGTGGCTGCTTCAGCTTTTATGTAGTCTATTAATTGAGATCCACTAAATGCTCTACTTTGAGCTTGCGCGTCTTCATCGCTTATATCTAATATTAAATCCCATTCTTTAACATACTCAGAAGGAGTAGACCTAACTTGAATAGACCTGACTACAGGTGTAACTGCAGTATTTCCTGTTATTAATGTTATTTTTAACTGTAAATTTTTAAACTTAACAGAAGAACTGCTAGAAGATACTGTAAAAGTAACTCCTGTTCCGTTGTCTGTGTCATACGTTCCAGCAGATGTCCAAGTTCCATCTTGATCTTTTTGATAATAAACTTGCACAGATGTATTTGCTGGTAATGGCTCTGTAGCTAATCTAATCGACATAAAAGTTTTTTCTGCAGCTATATCAAAATCGTGTACTGAACTATAGAGAGATCCAGTAGAAGCATAAGTTGCAGCAGTTCTATACGATTGTGTATTAGAGCTGCTTTTATTTTCAGATACAAATGTTCTTCCTAAAAAATCTACTACTGAGTTTGGGTCTCTTACTGCCGTAAACTCTGGACCACCAAAGATACCTCCAGTTAGTAAGTCTATAGTAAATAATGTCCAAGTATTAGCAGATGATCCAGTAGGAGCTAAAAAGAAAGTTCTATCCATACGAGAAGCATCTGTACTTGTTATTAATTTACCTACAGTAAAATCTTCATCTTGTCTTAAAATTCCAAATGTACCAAATTCAGTTCCTCGTATATAATAAATTGTTCTTTCGTTTACACCAGTAGTCGAAGATGTACCAGCCATAAGCAGAACACCAGCTGCATACCAGATACAATCTACTGAAAAACCAGGCATTCTGGCTACTTCTACTCCAAAGCTATCTCCTAAAGCCGTACCAGGAACAATTCTATATAGAACACTCTCACCAGCTTTAGTTCTCACACAAACAAACAACTCATTGTCTCCTCTAGCAAGAATCCCTTGGTTTTTTCCAGCGTCTAGGTTACCTTCGTGTACTACAAATATTTCAGTACCAGTAACTGGAGGTGTAGAAGTTGAGAAAGCGTTGTATTCCATAACAGAAATCTTTTCTCCTGTTAGATGAACTACATACAAATGACTTCCTATTTTGACTAGGGGTCTTTCAAAAATATCTTGGCTGTCTGTGTCTACCCATTTGTCTGTATCTGCAAAATCATCTGTATAAGTACTTTGTACTTCAAATCTATATATATCACTTAGTCCTCCACTAACTGGTATAAATACATTTTTACCGTCTCCATCTCCTCTTACTCCAAAGTAGTCGTCATCTGCTATATCTGTTCCTCCAGCATCTTGTATATCCCAAGTTGTGTTAGCTAAATTACCAGAGTAAGTAGCAACTGAATCATCAGAAGAAGAAAAGTGAATCAATTTGTCTGATGCTTTAACCAATGTTCCTGTTTTGTTAACATTAGTTCCAGCTGACTCAACGCCTTTAGACAACCTTATGCTTCCAGGAGTATGTAGTGCATCTATGTTTGTACTAAAGTCGTAAGCATTACCTTTTTCTCTATTCCATTTTTTAAATCCTTCTCCAGCTGACCAATCAGTTAACTCCCATACGGCAGTATCTGGTCTTAAGTCATACTTAGGCTCGGATGATTGCACAACTTGCGCATTTGAAATGTTAAGAGGAAGTAATCGTGCTTTATAATGGTCGTCTGCTGCATTGACTGCTAAACGATATTTATAAGTCCCCAGTTTAATGTGAAAATACCCATCAATCACGATATGTTCTTTGTCTTCTAGTTTGCCTACTTGTTAAAACAAATCTTTCTTCTTCTTTAAGACGCATATTCTCTTCTTTTCTAGATCTTAGATACTCACCATAAAACCAATTAGAATCTCTAGATTCTTGTCCTGGTTGTACTACTTGTCGTTGGTCTCTTGTATCGTTAGTACTAGAAGGCACAGTAGAGCCCATAAGTTTGTAAACTGCACCGATAACAAGAAGTTCGACTTGCCTATCGTCTAAATCTGTAGTAGCTCCTATTTTCTTTCTAAAGGTGTAGTAAAAAGTATCTCCGTGAGTTAACTCTCCAAAATCCCACATAGTTATACCAATGCCGTTAGCAAAACCGGAAGTGTGCATGTGCTTTGTCATTTTCCAAGTATTCAAAACCCAAGGCTCGTCACTACCAAGTGACCCTGACCTTGGATAATAAACTGATAAAACTTCTTTAAGTCCAGCATCGTTAGTTGTGTAAAAATAACTGTTCTTGTTTGCAGTTGAACTACCAGTACCAAAGACATAAACTTCTGGATACAATTCTTCTATTATTGAATCAATTGCATTATCTATTTTAGATAAAGTAAACTTAGGATTTTTTTCAATAGCGGTAAGGTCTGTTACAACTGCTGCAGTAGTCCCGTTCCAAGCTCTAGCAACAGTAAATCTACTATTATCTACATCAATGCTTTTTATATAAATCTGTTCTCCAGTAATAAACTCGACAACATCTCCTGCTGCCCAACTATTTATATTGGTAACAGTAATAACTGTGTCGGTACTGGATACATTTCCATCTTGATTTAAAAAATCTGTAAAAGGTCTTTTAAGATAATCAGATCCATAAAGATAATCTTTTATACGTTGTCTAACAACGGCTGCAGTTGCCATTACTTACTCCTCTTACTAGAGTCTACTATATTAGCTCTTCTTTTTACCATCTCTACTATCCAATCGTATACCTCTTGTGCTGATGCCGTCCATATTCTCGGACCGAGCTTTCCTTTACCACAAAAATCCACACATCCAATTTCACTTTTAACAGGGCATGCACAACCTGGTATACCATCTCTTAGTGGATTTGGTCTAGTCATATTGCTCGCATTCCTAACATAGTCTTGAAAGAGTCGAGTTGCAAGTATATGAATTACTTTTCCTTTATCTGTTCTAGGAGCTTTTTTTATTACAGGAGGTTGCTCTGCAACTTTAGAATATACTTTCATTTGTGCCATTTCTTCTTCTCTAGTTAAAGGTGAATCAGCATCAATTAATTGAGAAACTTCTCCAGCAGCATCTCGATGAACTCTAACTTTTTTTTGAAACATCCCATCACCTAGGTCTTCATCACCTAACTGAGAAGCCCTAGGTTTAAGATGTTTGTCTAAACCAAAAGAATCTTCCATTAATCTGGAAGCGTCCTTTAATGTAGATTTTTTTTTCTTCTTAGACACCAGACATAGTCCTACTTGTTGTTGCGTTTGCACCAAACTTGCCTGCTTCGCCTTGAAATGCTTTTCTTTTTTTAGATTCGTATTCTGCATCATATTCAGACCAATCATCCCAAAGAGTAGAAAACAAAGGTGTACCATCTGAGTCTTGACACAAAATAAAACCTTTTCTTTCGTACTTCTTTAGACCTATTTGGTCATTAGGATCTCCGGCAACACCGTTGTTAACAGTAGCTTCCCAAGGTAATTGAACTACATTTCCTGTAATCATTCCATCAGGATCTACTTGTAAAGCTTTCATGTTTTTCATATTCTTAAATGGAACTTTTCTTCCATCAGGATATTTGCCTTGAGCAGTAAACTTTAAAGTTATTCCTTCAAACTTTTTAGTTTTCACATATCCAGAATCTTTATCTTTCTGGACATAAGCTTCATTAACATCAGGCGTGCTTGGATCATCAGCTATAAATTGACCTTTGTCATCTTTAGCTCTTGTTTTCTTTTCAGCCATAAATTCTCCTTAGTCGTGTGTGTTGGTAGGGACACACGACAATAAAATTTTCTGCCTACCCAGACTTTAAACGCTTAAGCGTCTGTTGTAATTTCCACACCAGCCGTGTCAACGATTTCTCCAACGCCATACATAGATGACACTACTACAACGAAACCACGAATTGGAGCCCAACGCATGATTTCTGTTTTAGAAGGCCATTTTTGTACCATACCGAGTGCATAATCTTTAGAAAATACACCACCAGCACGGTCAGCGGCAGAGTTAGCGGTAGGAACGTTGGTGGATTGATAAAAATCAATTCCCATAAAGTCACCGAAATATCCGGTATCTTTAACTGTTCCTAATTCGCCAGCACCTGATCTCACGCCACCACCTGTGAAGATTCCTGAAGAGGAGTCTTCTACGGCAATTCTTAAGTCAGCAATTTGAACTGGATGTAAAACACCCACATACGGTCCAGGAGCATTAGCTGCTTCTAGAGTGTAAATTGCTGAGAATAAGTTAGCAAGAGATAAGCCTGCACCAGAAGTACCTACTGCGGTACCAAATCCAGCTAACAATGCACAGATATCAACGTCTATCTTTTGTGCTACTGCGTTACCCATTTGTCTCATTTGAGCACCACGAGTAGCCGCAATAGAAGATACGTCTAATACGTCTGTGATTGTTGCCATGATTCCAACTTCAGAAGCAGTAAGAGTAGCTTTAGAAGTTGAGAGAGCTGTATTTGCAAGCTCTGCACCTTCTGCAACTGCGGCAGCTGATTCAGAATCAGCTATCGGAATGTCTACTGCTTTAGATGGTTGTCCTGATAAATCGAACATAGCTAAAAGTGGAGGAGTCACAACGGCTGCTTGTAAAGCATCGAGAATATCATCGTTAATGATTGCAGCGTAAACTGTATCATTATACGTAGTGGTATTCGTATCGTTACTTGTAAAGTCGACCATTTAAGTCACTTCCCTTCTTTTATTAGTTACTTATCAAAAGCCTGGTTAGCAACGTAATTGTCTTCTCTCATCTGAACGTTTCCTTTTATTAAAGCTTCGTGTGCAAGAGTTGGATCAGAGACTTGTAACTTTTTATATTGTTCCTTAGTCATTTTTCCTGCTTCAGCAGTTCCAACGATGGCAGGACTTGTGTTATCAGCAACTTTTCCTATATCTGTTAAACCAGCAGATTGCTCCGCAGGTACACTTTGAGGCGTTAAATTGTACGCAGTAACAAATTCCGTAACCGTATCATTATTGATTTCTGTTTCAGGATTTGCTTTTAAAAACAATTCAGCGTGAGAATCTTGGAAACCACCAGCTCTGAAAGCTTCTTTTGCTTTCATCCCTTTGAGTTCACTAGATACTTCGTTAAATTGATTTTGCAGCGTTTTTTTATCGCCAGTAGCTTTGTCTAAAGCTTCGCGTAAATTTGGGATAGATTCTTCGTTTGACAAACCAGTTCTTTCTTGTTGTTCTGACATTATTACTCCTATTATGTCTACACACTCTTATAGGGATCGAGTGGTATTCTTTTACTTACTTAACTCAAAACCAGTTATTTCAAACAAGAGGTTTGAGTAATCTCTTGTTATTACCAATTTTAACCAATAGATCTAATTTGTCTACCTTGTTCAAAATTATTATTTTGTAGAAAGTTATTAGAAAGATTTTTCAAGTTCTCATCTTGTTGCATTAATCTAGACATAGCGGTTGCCATTTCAGTTTCAGTCATTCCACCTGGCTCTTTATATCCTAAAGATAAATTTATAACTTGATCAGCATCTAATCCATAACTTCCTAAATCAATGTATTCTCTAAATTTAAGAAGTGATTGAGCTGCTGACTGTAAAGCACTAGATACTTGCTGATTAGTTAATTGACCTGGTGTATTTTTAGCTATCTTTAAAGCTTCTTCCACAGAGAGGTTATCCAAATTCAACTTAGAAGCTTGTTCAGTAATAGAGCTTGCTTCATATAAGTCGTATATCTGTGTAGGAGCAGTACCCTTAAAAAATTCTACAATACCTTGTGTACTTGTTACATCAAAATCTAATCCTTCAGCTTTTACAACACTTTGAAACGCTAATAAAGCACCTGCATTTTTTTCTGCTCTTTCAAAAATATCATAAGTCTGACTTAAATCATCTAAAGTAAAACCTTTTTTAATAGCCTCAGCTGCTAACGAAATTGGGTCTGCTTCTTCTCCATACCTATTATTAAGTTCTCTGACTCTTGTTTCATATCCTTGATAGTTGACTAAAGCTTGTTGGTGATCTCCACCTGTTAAAGAAACCATCTCTTGAAAAGCAGGGTATCTTTCTTTAAAAGAATTCTTTTTAGATATTTCTCTTAAAAACTTAGTGTCAGTCCATTGTTCAGCAACTGCAATATAAAACAAATCTTTTATTTCTGGATCATTGTTTGCCCATTCTGGTAAAAGTAAATCTCCAGTAGGAGCCATTAATGTTCTTTCTACTCTAGTTGCATAATTTTCATTTGTTCCCACAACATCGGCAATACTGCCTCCAGATATTCTTCCTTGTTTAAACTCACTATAAGAAACAGTTGCTGCGATAGGTGGCTCTTTACCTGCACCTATTCCTTCTAAAGAATTTAAATCTGACCTATCTGCATAATAATAAATTTTATTTCCACCAGGCAAAGTATATTCAAGAAAGTAAGCAACTGGTAAACCAGGATATCCTGTAACTGCGTACCAAGTCCCGCCTTTAGCATAATTAGTTAAAGCAACAGTAGGCACTAATGGAGTTACTACAGGTGGTGTTTTAGGTGTTGTTTTATTATTATTGTACACATCATTTGGTGTAGGTATTTCTCCTCCTGGAATTCCTTCTCCCAAATAATCTGTAAAATCATCTGACCCACCACTAGGTTGGTTGTATATAGACTCTCTTCCTTCAGCAACAGCTTCTTGAGATTCTTTAATAACATCTTCTGCAGGAACTCCTGGAGCAAAATCAAATTCTAATCCAGTAGAAACTTGTACAGAAGCATTAGGATCTCCTCCGTCTGCTTCAAATTGAGCTTCACTAGGTCTATCATCAACGTATTTTGGTTTTTCATCAGGTTCAGGTCTTTGCGGAAACCTACTATTAGGAGGATCATCATTATCTGCTACTGCATTGTAAACTTGGTCTACTTCATCAGGAGTTGAGTTTCCTACATCAGAAGAAATAACAGGATTAGAAGCAAAATTTCCTACAGGTGGAGTAATTGTTGCAGAATCATCATTTATTTGAATTTTCTTGACAACTTCTTCTACAGTAGTTCCCTTAGGCGCAGATTCAATCTCTGCTTTAATAACTTCTTTAATTGCTTTTTCTCGAATTTCTTTTATAACTGAAGCAGCACTTCTACCTGGTGCAAAGTCAAATGATATTTGTCTCCTCATTTGTTAAACATTCCTCCTATTCGTTCTCCTAAAGCCGATACCTTGTCTCTGAATGTATCTCCTAATCCTACACCAGGACTTCCAAAAGTAGCAGCAGTTTGTGTTTCTTCAGTTGTTGCTCCCACAGATGCGGAACTGGTAACTGCATTGTTGAAACCAGGGTCTCCTAGACCCATGGCTCCACCAACGGCGTTACTATATTGTCCTATGTATTGTTCTTCACTAAATTGTGGTGGTTTCTGTTGATATATTCTGTTATACCTTCTTGTATCTTTTATAAAAGGCATAGAAAAATCTTCTATAGAAACTTGCGTATTTGGATTCATAATTTTGTAATCTGTATACGAACTCTTTATTTGGTCTGTTAAACCAGGGTCATTAATTAAAAGCACAGAACTAACTTTGTCATTTATTCTCTTATATATTGCATTTTGTTCTGGTATTCTTGCATCTTTAAATTCTGGTAATCTATAAATCCAAGATACATTTTCGTTGTTAAGTGTGTAAGAAGCTACAGATTGAGAAACTAGATCTACCATTTCAGGTAAACCAAGTGCGCTATCTAATCCTTTTGTTACGGCTCTATCCATTAAATCAATAGTGTACCCGTTTGCTAAATGGGTTATAGCTAGTGCTTCAGAAACTGATTTAGAAAAACCTTGATCAAAAGCAGAGGCTGCATATCTTTCCATAACTGCAATTTTAATAGTATCAGCAACAGTTGGAGGTCCACTTAATGCAGATATTCTAAATGGATTATCAAAACCTGTTTGTGCAGTAACTTTACCAAATGTTTCTTCTACTAACCCCCTTATATCACCAGCAGTATTTTCTAAAAAATCACTATAAGTTGTATCAGGATCTCCGACTATGCCTGATTCCATAATAAAAGACCATTCTTTAAAACCTGTAGTCTTTTCAGCACCTGGAATCCATTTATCATTTTCATAATCATAATAATCTTTACCATAATATTGTTTAATTTGTTTCCATTGTTCCTCTGGTACAGTTGGCTCTCCTGTAAACATATTTGAGTTAGCTGGTTCATATGTACTTAAATCACGAGAAAGACCAGGAGTCTTCTTAAAACCTGCGTCATTTTGTTTTGCAAACCCAAATAATTCTCTGTCATCTTTTTCAAGATATATGTTGCTTGAACGTATATAGCTTGGCATTTTTGTCTTATATGGACCTGTTCCATTTTCTCTAATAGGATAATCTGTATAAGCAGACCAATCTTCAAATATATTCCTATTTCTACCAGATTTCCTGTCCATTAAATCTTTTGCGTATTGAAATTGAAAATCTAGATCTGCAATAATATCTATAAATTTTGCGTGTTCATCTATACTCATGTTTTTTACATCAGTATTAGATATTCCTGCTTCTCTAAATTGTGGATAATCTTCGTATATTGTATCGTGGTGCGCTCCCCAATTAATCTGAAATAAACCATAAGAGGATTCATGATCTATTTTAGCTCTAATATATTTATTAAATCCTTCAGATTCAACCTCTAACACAGCAAACAAAACAGGCAAGAAATCTTCCCCTATTACTTTAGTTCTTAAATATTTATCTAAATATTTGTAAGCGTAACCAACAATAGTATCAGCATCTATTATTGTTTTTGGATACCCTTCATATGGGTCTGTAGTCATGTCAATCATTTTCAACCTCTATCATATCAGTAAATTCTCTTAAATCCCACTTAATGTTGTCATTGTCTGTTGAGTAATCGCCAGATATAGAAGGCTTATCACTATTTATATTATAGTAATTATCAGCTGGACTAAAGTGGTCTGAGAAAAATACATATTCTCCTGTGCCATCTGCTAAATCTCCATCTAATCCATTTTCTATATATAACCAACCTAACACCCTACCATACAGATCTTTTCTATTATCGTTACCGAACCTAGGGTCAGTAACATAATACAATCTACCTTGATAGGTATCGACAAGTTGTTGTAAGAATGCTTTTTGAGTAATAGCTATTTCACTTTCTTCTGGATATTCTGTTGGGTCTAGGTCCATTTCATAAGCCTGAATTCCTATAACACGAACTGCATCTACATCCATATTTGAGTACATTGTATTTATTGTGTCACCGTCAGGAACGTTGCTGTCGGTTGCTTTAATCTTTATAGCTCTAAATGGTTTCTTAGAAGTAATTGTTTGAAACTCAGCTATTTGGTCTTCATCACTTAAAGTGACATTAAAGGTAGCGTTGTTCACAGTACCCTCAGATGGTACAGGTTGCTTCCATTCTAAAGACAAAGCTTTAAAATTTGGCTTAACATAAAAATTCCACCATTGTTCTCCGCTTAATACGTTTGATCCGTCAAAGGAATAAATGTCTCCCATAATGTGGTTAAATATTGTAAATGTTTCAAAAACATCATCTACGATATCTTGCAAATCATCATTGTTAGCTATCTGACCATCGGTGCTTTCCCACTCTTC